AATCCACAGTGAACTACGTTTAAACGGTGATGTGCTTGAGGCGTTAGTGCCTAACAAAAATGGTGGGTATTGGCACCCAATAGGAACAGTAGCGCAGCGTAGAACGCATGTGCCTTGGATCAAGGGGTAGGAGATGGAGCTTCAAGATGAAATACAAAGAATGACCGAATCTCAAGAGGCCAAAGTTAAACTGCGCCCCACTAAGTTATTGATGCGTGTGTATCCGGGCGAAACCATTGAGCAGTTCCGCCTCCGCGTTAAACACGCTTATGACATGATTAATAAGATAGGAGAGCAGAGATGAATAAAGATGAGGCATGGCAAGACTTTTGTGAAAAGACAATGCCGCAGACAGATAAGGGTTACGTCTACGCTCTTAAAGGAACTATGTATGCAGTATGGTGCGCGGCATGGGACGCTGCATGGGACGCTACCAATCTTAAGGAGAAGAAATGAGCTACAAGAAAATTACCCCGATCAACTGGAGAGTAACTCGTTTGCTGTGCGATTGCGGCGGGGAGTTTGAGCATAAGTTCTCGGTGAAGTTAGCACCAAAACCATTTACCCATGTATGCAACAAATGCTCTGCACTTGAGGCGATGGAAGAGATATACCCGCTCACCGTATGGGAGGAAGTATGAATGAAATAGAGAAACTGCAGGCCCGTGCTCGATGCGCAATAGACAACAAGGAGTGGAGTGCAGCTTGCGACCTCCTTGACGAGATCGTTGCACTAGAGAAGAAAGAAGTACATGCACACCATAACCCTTGACTTCGAGACATACTACTCACAGACCTACTCACTGACCAAGATGACCACAGAGGAATATATCCGTGGGGATGAGTACGAAACCATTGGGGTATCAGTGAAGCTGGACGAGAGGAAGACTGAATGGTTCTCCGGTACCCATGAGGAAACAAAGAACTGGTTAGAGCAATTCCCGTGGGGCGATTCAATGGCTATCGCACACAACACGATGTTCGATGGGGCCATACTAAGCTGGGTATTTGGCATACACCCTAAAGTCCTTGCTGATACGCTATCAATGGCTCGTGCGACTCATGGGATAGAGGTAGGAGGTAGCCTATCCAAGCTGGTAGAGCACTATGGGTTAGGGGTCAAGGGAACAGAAGTGGTGAGGGCACTGGGTAAGCATCGGTGCGACTTCTCCATAGAAGAACTCAAAGCCTACGGGGACTACTGCATCAACGACACAGAGCTAACCTACCGGCTCTTCACCTTGCTATCTGATGGGTACCCCAAGAACGAGATTAAGCTGATTGACCTCACGCTCAAGATGTACACAGACCCCGTGCTGGACTTGGACGCTTTCCTGCTGGAGCAACACCTGTCGAACGTCAAAGCGGCGAAAGAGGAACTGCTGGACAAGATTATGGGGGGTGACCCCGAAGGGGCCAAGAAGAGCATTATGAGCAACCCCAAGTTTGCAGAGTTGCTGCGGGGGTATGGGGTGGAGCCGCCGATGAAGATCAGCCTGACCACGGGTAAAGAAACCTTTGCCTTTGCCAAGACCGATGAAGGGTTGAAGGAGTTACTGGAGCATGAGGACTCAGCGGTGCAAACATTGGTCGCGGTGCGTATGGGGATAAAGAGTACGATTGAAGAGACAAGGACGAAGCGGTTCTTGGGTATCGCAGCGCGGGGCAATCTCCCTATACCTTTGAAGTACTACGCGGCACACACTTCCCGGTGGGGGGGAACAGACAAGGTAAACCTGCAAAACCTGCCGAGTCGTGGGCCTAATGCGGGGGTACTGAAGAAAGCGATTCGGGCACCGGAAGGGTATGTGTTGATCGACTGCGACTCAAGCCAGATTGAGGCGAGGATGTTGGCATGGATGGCGGGGCAAGATGATCTGGTGCAGGCATTCAGGAACAATGAGGATGTCTACAAGATCATGGCATCCGCTATCTATGGGGTGCCTGTGGAAGAGGTATCCACCGCGCAGCGCTTCGTTGGAAAAACAACGATCTTGGGTAGTGGGTATGGGTTAGGGGGCAAGAAGTTCCACATGTTCATGAAAGCCGCCGGGGTAATCATGACGCAGGATATGGCGTCACACATCATAGATACCTACCGGTTCACTTACCCCGCGATACCTAAGCTCTGGCAGCAAGGAGACACCCTACTGGGGGCTATTGTGGATAATCAGACGGCACCTTATGGCGTAGAGGGGGTAGTCAAGTTGGCATGGGGGATGCTCCATACCCCCATCGGGTTGCCGCTGAAGTACCATCAGCTTCGCCGGTCAACTAACCCCAAAGGCAAGGTTGAGTTTCTATATACTTCTAGGACGGGTGTTACGAGTATATGGGGGGGCAAGTTTACGGAGAACATCATCCAGCACTTAGCCCGTGCAGTCATCGGTGAGCAGATGTTGAGGATCGCCAAACGGTACCGAGTGGTATTGACTGTGCATGACGCAATAGCCTGCGTTGCACGGAGGGAAGAAGCATATGAAGCCCGAGCCTACGTTGAAGAATGTATGCGCTGGGTGCCAACATGGGCAGCGGGTTTACCGCTTAATTGTGAATCAGGGATGGGGGATACTTACGGTGAGTGCTAAATGGTCATACAGCAGCATGTCGTTGTTCCAGCAGTGCCCAAAAAAGTACTATCACTTACGGATCATTAAGGACATAAACGAACCTACTTCAGAACAGATGCGATATGGGTCGTTAGCCCACACGGTAGCAGAGGAATACGTCCGGGATGGCACCCCCATCCCCCCGCCCTTCGCTTACATGCAGGAGGCATTGGACAAGCTAAAGTCCACGGAGGGGGACATATACTGTGAGCACAAGATGGGGCTAACCCGTGAACTGGAACCCTGCGGGTTCGCGGCAGAAAACGTGTGGTGGAGGGGCATTGCCGACTTTCTAGTAGTCAATGGGAGCAAGGCTAGGGTCGTAGACTATAAAACTGGAAAGAATGCCTACCCGGACACCAAGCAATTAGAGTTGCTATCCCTCGCAACATTCAAGCACTTCCCCAAGGTAGAATCCATTAAAGCGGGACTACTCTTCGTGGTGCATCCCTCCTTCGTAACAGAGACATACCATGCAAAGGAGCAAGACGAACGCTGGGGGAAATGGTTTGGGCAGTCAGAGCAGCTTGATGTGAGCATTAAGCACGACGTATGGAATCCGAAACAGAACTTCACATGCCGTGGATGGTGCCCTGTGGTAAGCTGCGTACACTATGCACCAAAGTGGAGGTAGCTGTGGATAAATTTACCAACATGATAGATTGTAATATTGGCTTATGGAAAGTCATTGCACGGGACACAACGAAGGAAAAAAGAGCTTACTGGCGATGTAAGTGCCTTGGCTGCGGGGTAGAACAGTCTGTATCGGGGACTAATTTACGGGGGCAAACTAAAGTTGGGGGGTGTAAGTCATGTAGGAGCGTTACATTGGCTGGTAAGCATCCTAGTGAGTACCATGTGTGGGCCAATATAAAGACGCGGGTTAACAACCCTAACCGCCGCGATGCGGCCCGTTACAACAATCTCGGTATGTACACACCATGGGTTAAACGGTTTGAGTTGTTCCTACACGCTATAGGCCCACGACCAAGCCCCAAGCACTCAGTTGACCGTATAGATAACACCAAAGGATACTTTCCCGGCAACGTGCGCTGGGCTACTGCGGCAGAACAAGCCAGAAATACTAGCAGAAACATACGCATCAAAGACATGGTACTTGTAGATTACGCTAAAGTATTAGGCATACCATATAACACACTACGAGATAAGTATCACAAAGCGCAATTGGAATTGACAGGAGAACGAAATGCCGTACACAAAAACACCTAGACCTTACAAGCATGAGTGGGCGTTGGAGCAAGACCGCAACGAGAAACCCAAACGTGCCAAACGCGCAGCCGCTAGGCGTTCTATGGACGCCAAAGGTATTAACCGCACGGGCAAAGACATCGACCACACCATCCCATTATCCAAAGGGGGCACTAACGCACCGAGCAACCTCAAGTTGAAAAGCCCAAGTGCTAACCGTAGCTTCAGCCGGAACTCTGACCACACGGTAAAACGAAACGTCCCTAAAAAGTAGTTGACACCATTTTGGTTTAAGCAGACTATATCCATCCTAAGCTGCTCAAAGAAGCAGCGGTAACACAAGATATAGAGTTGAAGTAAAGCAGGGCAAAGTGAAAACCTCACTTCGCCTCAAGACTCATTTACGGGTGAAACAGCAATGCAAATTATCGACAACAAAGCACTCCACTTAAGGGTGCGTTACCCTCACCTAATCACTAGCGTTATCCCATGCAGTCAACAGGTGGGAGAGCACGATGTGGTGGTGCGGTGGGGATTGGAGGAAGCACAAGTTCTCAAGAACTTAAAGATTAAAAACGTACCCTCCCCTATCCTTCGTTCGTATGACTGGCCGGGGATGCACAAACCGTTTGCTCATCAAAAGACTACATCGGAGTTCTTGACGCTACACCGCAGGGGGTTTTGTTTTAACAGCCAAGGTACAGGGAAGACCGCAAGCGTTATATGGGCAGCAGACTACCTGCTCAAACAAAAAAAGATTAAGCGGGTTTTGGTTGTCTGCCCGGTGTCCATCATGGGGTCGGCTTGGCAAGGGGATTTGTTTCGCTTTGCCATGCACCGCACCTTCGAGATAGCCCATAGCTCCAACCCAGAGCGCAGGAAAAAAGTTATTCGTGGTGATGCAGAGTTTGTAATCATCAACTACGATGGGGTTGAGATTGTATCGGACGCAATTGTAGATAGCGGTGACTTCGACCTGATCGTAATTGACGAAGCAAATTCCTACAAACGAGTCCATACGAAACGGTGGAAAGCGTTATCCAAAATAATAACCCCCAAGACATGGGTGTGGATGTTGACCGGAACACCCGCGTCGCAAGAACCAAGTGATGCCTTTGGGTTAGCCAAGATCATCAACCCTGATGGGGTACCAAAGTTCTACGGCGCGTTTCGTGATCAGGTTATGACTAACCTTACGCGGTTCAAGTGGGTGCCAAAACCCAACGCAACCGAAATCGTATACAAAGCACTACAGCCTGCGATTCGGTTCACCAAAGAGGAATGCCTTGACCTACCCGACATGGTGTATGTAACCCGCGAGGTGCCGCTTACCAAGCAACAGGAGAAATACTACAACACGATGCTGAAGCAGCAGCTAGTGGTCGCAGCGGGGGAAGAAATATCCGCCCCTACTGCAGCGGTGAATCTTAGCAAACTCCTGCAGATATCCGGTGGGGCGGTGTACACGGATACAAAGGAAGTAATAGAGTTTGATTGCAGCAACAGATTACAAGCACTACGGGAGGTCATTGATGAGGCAAGCCATAAGGTGCTGGTGTTCGTGCCCTACACGCATAGCCTTACGATGATATCGGAGTGGTTGAAGAAGCATAAGTACACGAACCTGATTATCAACGGGGCAGTAGCCCCAAACAAGAGAACGGAAATATTCAACACGTTCCAAACTACACCTGAGCCACGTGTGCTAGTCATACAACCTCAAGCGGCGTCACATGGGGTAACCCTCCATGCTGCTAACGTGGTTGTGTACTGGTCGCCGGTCATGAGCGTAGAGACATACCTGCAAGCTAACGCCCGTGTGCATCGAGCGGGGCAAGTGAACAAAGTAACCATCGTGCATTTACAAGGGAGCCGCGTAGAAAGCAAAATGTATCGAATGCTCCAAAGTAAGGTGGACACACACCAGCGGCTCGTTGACTTATATAAGGAAGAACTTGGGGAACTAGGAGGGAATGAATAGTGGCTATCTCACGCGCACAGCTATTGAAAGAACTTCTCCCCGGCTTGAATGCTTTGTTTGAGCAAGCGTATGCGAATCAGGTAGAAAGTTTAGAAGATAAGATTGCTCGGATACACAAAGAGTTGAAGCGTAATTCCCCTAGATTAAAACAAGAAGAGCTAGATGCGCTGACCAAGTTGGCGTTAAGGGCTGAACAACTATCTGGAGAAACAAATGAGTGATGAAGAAATCCCAATAGACCGGCTCATCAAGATTTACATCAAGATGCGAAATGCTCGTAAGGATTTGGAGAAGCAAGCACTCCTGATTGAAGAGCAGATGGATATCGTAAAGGGAAAGATACTAGACAGTTGTAATGCCGTGGGAGCCAGCAGTTTGAGAACCCCATTTGGACGCGTAGTGCGGTCATTGAAAACCAACTACACGACTACCGATTGGGCCTCAATGCATAG